TATGCCGTTCAATTACCAAATAAGACTGACTTGGAACCATCACCATTATCCGCTCATATAAATCCTGGGGTTCCTTGGCAACTGACAAAGAAAGCTCCTGCAGTATTATCAACCAAAGATAGTCGCCACCATACTGAACATAGCCCCTTGTATAATGCGATAGCAGGTTATCAGTGCTCCGGACATTTAACTGGTAAGCAATTACGACTAGCTGTGGATATGTGTTTTCGAGAAATTTATAAACAACCACCTGGTCTTGCAAGAATTTTGACAGAGGAGGAAGCAATAAATGGTATTCAAGGTCTAGAGTTTTTCCAAGCATTAGATATGACAACTTCACCAGGCTATCCATACGTCAAGATGCGTCCTTTTGGTGCTAAAGGTAAGTTGTTTTTGTTTGAATTTGTTACTGATGAAGAGAATCGTGTTTTGTACACACCAACTCCACTGCTTCGAAAATTTATTGATGAAAGTTTGACCAAGTTAAAGCAAGGTGTTGTACCCGGCGATCGTTGGGCCATGGACGTTTTGAAGGATGAGAAGCTTAAAGACCAGAAGATAATTGATGAACTACCAAGGTTATTTGATGTGTTACCCGTAGATATTTTAATCGCTGAGAAAAGATATTATGGTGCTTTCAATGCCATGTATATAAGATCACATAATTACCACCATGGATCAGTTGGTCTTAATCCGAGATCACTCGAGTGGGATCAACAATATAAGTTTCTCTGTGAAGTTGGTTCAAAGAATGGAATTGATGGGGATATTGGTTCTTGGGATAAGGTTTCCCCAACGCAAGCTGAGCCTGCCTTTTTGAGTGTCGTGGAACGTTGGTACAAACTTAACGATCCTAATTGGACAGAAGAGGATGCAAGAGTGAGAGCAGGTTTAAGCGTCTGGCGGAATCATTGTACACACATAGCTCACGATGCTATTTATCGAACACATGGAGGGACCATATCTGGCTCTTTAATAACGGCAGTAGGAAATTGTATTAAAAATGATATTTATCACAAAGCTGCTTTTATTGAGTTACTCGATGCATCTGATTATAAGGATCTTCATAAGGTGCATAATATATGCTTGCAAAAGACCCTGGATTATTATGTAACTATTTGGGAAAATAATGTTCGATTAAAAGATTGGGGAGATGATATAGTGATTTCTGTTTCTGATTCCATTAAACATTGGTTCAATGGTGAGTCTATATCTGCTTGGTGGGGCCGTAAAGGAATAAAGTACACACCCAGTGACAAGAAGTCTTCCTTTGTCTGGAAACCAGTTAAAGATCTTGAATATCTTAAAGCATACACTCACATTGATGAACGCACAGGTATAGCCTACCCACGTTTTACAGAAGGACAGTACGATGAGATCTTGAATTGGGTACGTAAACCTAGTGCAGAAAATGGCACTATTTACGATCAAGCAGGGCAGAATGCCGAGGCTTGCTTACAGTTTGTCATGTTTAACGGAAGAGCTCGATTTAATCAGTACAGAGATAAGATAATGCAAATATTAGCTGGTACAACCAATCAGTATTTTCCTTCATTTGATGAATATGTAGAGATGTTGATTGACAATGGTCATTATACAGACTCTTTGAAGCAAGCTGATTGGGTTAAGGAAGTGAGGACCCCTGCCGGGAGGCATGTCCGGCATGAGTAAAACTCATACCAACGGGATGGGAGGCGCCCAGTCATATGACATGACAGTTGTCCCAATTGTAAATACAAGTTTTGTTTTGAGAGAGAAGTTTTGGTTTAGAAAGTTAGATATAGTAGGTTTTGAATTTCATAGTAATAAAATACCACGCCCTGAAATGCCCTCCATGCATTTTGGTGCGGAATTTAACCCACAGGCTCTTCCTAACCCTGTGGATGATGATTACAACACTAATTCAGGTGTGGCTCGCCGAGATCCCGTAATCATGCCCATCATGGAAACACCAGTTTCCTATTCAAAGCTCGTTTCCCGAGAAATAGTAGTGGATAATTTACCAATAACCACTACCGATGCTGAGGGCACATTTATTAAGTTGTATAACGTACCGCAAGATTTTCTTGCAAATTGTCAACAAAAGCAAGCTTTTAACAACAATTATTTAGGGAGAGGAAATGTCAAAGTTAAAGTTACAGTCAGTTCATCACAATTTCACCAAGGCATGCTTTGTGTTTTCTTTGCCCCCATGATTAGTAAGATGACTTTTGAGACTCTATGGAGTGGTGATAAAACACAGATAAGTAACTTGCAGTGTGGATATATAGATTTAAATAGACCGCAACCCCTTGAAATGATCATAAATTTCTCGCATCTTGAAAATTATTTACGATTACAGAGTGCAAGTGAAATATCTGTAGAGGGATCTTTAGGAGTGTTTGGAGTGCATGTTTTTGATGCACTACAAGTTGCTACTGGTGGTAGTACATCAGTTAATGCCGCTATAACTGTTGCTTTTGATGGGTGGGAGTTCTATCTACCTGTTGCGGTTGATACCTGTTCTTCTTTGTCTTTACCTCGTAAGTTTACCTCACGCCGTACCCCAAAGTTTGAACAGCATGGAAACCATGTATCTAATATTAGCAACTCGTATACTGTGTTTAAGAATATAAGCGACTCTATGATGGCCACTGAGTTACATGGGGATGAATTTGACAATAAGCAGAGTGCTGATCTACAAGTCGATGCATCTCTTGAAGCTGACGCCAGTAACATGGACAAACCATGTTTACCGTTGAACCCTCAGATCGTTACTTTAAAGAATTCACAATACTTTAATAATGAGACGAATATAGAATCCTTAAATAAGTTAACTCTTGTCGCCTCTGAGCAATGTCCTGCGAAACGAGGACATTTTGGTAGAATAAATGATGAGTGTTCAATAAGATATATTGCTGCTAAATCGTCATTTATTGCCGAAGTGCCGTGGACTACAACCAACGTTCCTGGAGATCAATTGTTTAGTTTGTTGTTAGGTTCTTCTCCGATTAATAATTCAATTCGACCAGTACCGACTGGAGATAGTGATCCGATAGCTCAATCGTATCTTGATTATCTATCGGGACAGTTTATGTATTGGAGAGGACGAACTAACATTCATTTTAAGATTGTTGCTTCTAATTTCCAAACTGGTATACTTAGGGTTGGGATTGTTTACGGAAAGTATGATGCCACCGCCACTGCAAATGAAGCTAATTGTCAGTTTATGGAGATTATTGATCTTAAGGAAGGTAAAAGAGAATATAACTTTACTGCAGAGTTTCCTGCTACAACTCAGTATTTGGCATGTGATTCTACGCATAGGTTGCAAATGACCGCTGATCAAATTGCTGGATGTTCTGTCGGCACTATGTATTTACATGTTATTAATCCACTTACTGTCGGAGTTGGTGCTACAAACAATATTCACATACAGGTCTTTGCTTCATCTTCTGACATAGAATACTTTTTTATGAGACCTTCGCAAGTTGAGGCTAATACACCAAATTTAATGAGTATGGAGGCGTTCAAAGCCAAGCGTCAGGTGAAAGTGGAATCTAAATCAGAGTTTAAGAGTAAGCAAACATCCACTTTTCAACAACAATCTGCTACTGGCGATTTTGCACCACAACTTTCCCAGGGCCAAGCTACAATGGGAGCGCCCGGAACAGTTGTGGGTACGGTTCCCGCAAAAGTGACAGCCATACCGAAGAGGGGACATGTCACTAATTTAGCCCCTATTAAAAGTTTACGAATGATTATGAAACGTTATATGAAGATATATAATAATAATTCGATAGGAAATGGTAATGTTTTAACTTTTAATATAATTGATCTTACAGGGGTTAATACTCAGCCATGGCAGTGGTTGTGTATGTATGCCGCGTATAGAGGAAATATGCGG